TTGCCAACGGCAGATTTTGAGTCTGCTGCGTCTGCCAATTCCGCCACTTCGGCATTCCTTATATATAACATTTCGCAAGAAGAAAATCAATGAAAATCGCCATTTTTTAACCAAAACTTAACTATTATTTTATCTTTTAACATTGTTACCTTTTGTTTGTATTCATTATATATTATATTCAATTATTTTAACACAATATTTTTAGAACATATGGCAAAGTAAACCAGAAAATCGCTATGTAAACCAGAAAGTTTGTTTTATTTTTACCAAAATAACTAACATATATTCTATAATCTGAAAGAGCTTGCACGCGCAAATAATATATTGTTTTGGTTTGATTTGATTCAGATATAAAAAAAGACAGTGCTATTTTTTTGCACTGTCAATTAAACATTATCCTCTAATTGCTTTTATCATGTGTTCGATATCGCTGAAAGCGTAATGTTTCAACAAAACATTTGTACTTTCCCAACCACCTAACTTCTTTACTGTTGCAATATCTACACCTTTTAACAGCAACTCACTAGCAAATGTTTTTCGTGTCGAATGTAATGTTAATTCTTTTGATAATCCTGCAAGGTCGCGCACAATAGCAAAATTTTGACTGATTCGCGTTGTACTAATCCACATACCGCTTGTCTTTTCTTTATAACGGTGCAATGAAAAAACACAATCGTTTTTGTCATAGTCTTTTTTGAATAGCTTGAATGCCTCTATTAAGTTTCTTCTTATCGGTACAATTCTATTCGAATTTTCCGTTTTTGGAGATGTAATAATTTCGCCTCCGTTGATTCTATCCACTGATACCGTTTTATTTACATAAACAAAACCCTTCTTTAAGTCTATGTCACTCCATTTTAACGCCAACAGCTCACCACGGCGCAAACCTGTCTGAAACAAAGTGTAAAACATCAAATACCAAAAATAACCTAGCTTTTGACTCGCCACAAGTAAAAATTTCATTTTTTCTTTTTCTGTAAACGCTCTCAATGTTCTTTTCTTTGTTCGTTTAACAACAATGTCAACGCATGGATTTTCTGAAATGGTACTTTTTGAAATTTCCCATTTGTAATATCTACAAACAATATTTACCATTTTGTTTATATATCCGCTTGAAATGTTATCTTCAAACTGGATAGCGGAAAACGTAGCTTGCAACAAATCTTTTGATATTTTATCAATTGTAAAATTTCCGATATAAGGAGTCACCTTCTTTAGTGTGGCTGTGTATGTACTTACTGAGCTAGCTTTTATACTTGGTATAATAACTATATCAATCCATTTTTGAAATCCCATAGAAAATGTAGGGATAGTTATTTTCTTTTCCTTTTTTGGTGAGGTTGCAAAATCGTGTTCTTTCAACAAGTCAATGGATTTTTCTTTTTTCTTCATGTATTCATTTTTTATTTTCAAAATTTCTTCTAGCGTTTTCGCTGTCTTATTTATTTGTTGTATCACATTCCCTTGCTTGTCACGTTCTAATACTAAATGAAATGTATACATATTACGTTTTTCATTATAACTAATATATTTATGTGGCGTTTTCATCTTGAAACATCTCCCATCTATAAAAAGAGAACACCTGCTTCTTTTATTATATATGGAAATAATTAAAGAGTCAATGTTTGCATAAAAAAAAGAAGCAGAGGACAACCCCCCTGCTTCCCTACTATATTACTTAATATTCTTCGCCGTAATCTCGATAACATTCTTCATCGCGAATAGCCCAACGCTAAATGCTGTTGGAATTACAAAACGGTCACGAATCATGCACCAACCAGATTCATTCTTTGCCTGTTCTTGAAGTTTCGCAGTGAACGCTTGCGCGGTCGCTTCGACAAATGGAACACCTTCATTTAGAATGGCGTTCATCACATTTTGCTTAACCTGTTCCGTTACTGCATCTATTTTTACACTCATGACTACTTCATCCCGAAAATCCGTCCACTTTGACATAAAAAATCATGCTCCTTAATTGTTATAAAAATTGTTATAAAATTAGTTACTATTACTTAATTATTGGCATACCAATTAGCCTTGCCGACTACTACATCTAACTGTTTGTATAGATTGCGTCCGCAACACGCAGTAGGCATTAGTTCTCTATGTGCTACAATGTGCTCACGGTCAATAGGTAAACCGTAATCACCGCAGATGTTAGCTAAAAGCATCGCCAATGATTCAATTTGTGCGCTTGTAGGTTCGCCGATTTCAAAATTGCCGCATACATGAACGCCGATTGTATGCGAATTCTCGCCGTATGCGTGCGCTCCTACAGTCCAATGCGGTCTACCTTCTTCAACAACGCCATTCTTTCTAACAACATAATGGTATCCTATGCACGTCCAACCTTGCGCTTGATGAGAGGCGTTAATTTCATACGCTGATAAATCGTCATCTGTAGGATTGCCCGTGTGATGAATGACAATCATATCAGTTTTATTTCTTGTTGTTAAATTATTGTAATCATAATCAAAATCACATTTCTTTGTATTCACTTTTTGCATTTATCGTACCTTCTTTTATTACTGAACGAGATAGAAAACCTAGTAAACCACTACTTAGACTTTGTGCAAGGTCTATTTGTCCTGCTGTCACGCAAAATAATAGCGCGGTACATAAGCTAACCGCGACTATTCCATTAACGCTTATTTTTGACATATAATATTCAATTTGTTTCATTTCATGGATTCCTCGATATGTCTAACCTTTTCTTCTAAAACTATGACACGCGAATCAATATAGACACGCTTCTCACGCTCGGCTTTGATTTCTGCACGCAATTCCGCAATCATATTCTTTAATTCGTTGATTGCTTCGGATAACGGAAAAATGATTAGTTTATAGAAGAAAGTAAATACTGTTATAAAACCGCCGACAATAGCCATAAATAGCCCTATATCAATGCCCATGTTCACCTCACCTCTTTATTACATTTCCTTCTGCGTCCAATGTAAAAATTTCATCTGCTCTCTTTTCGTCCTGCATTTCGTTGATAACATCGCCGTTTTGCTTTTGCTGTTCTAATTCTATAAGTGATTCGGATACACCGACACAATAGCCGTTACGAATCAAAAAATACATACACATATTATCACCTAGTTAAATTCCAATAGCTATAAATTGCACATTCCCGCCAATATCATCAAATTGATAACTAAACCCTTCTTTTGTGATTGAGTGAGTTATGACAATACATTTATAGGGATTAGTGGGTACTCCGTCAAAAACACCTCCTGCACTTGCATAAACACATAATCTAGAAAAAGCGATAGGAAAATTGACTCGTCCAGAGTATCCACCGCCACCTTTTCCCCACTGTATAATTAAACCATTTCGTAATTTAATATAACCATTTTCTTCTAATCTTGCCTCGACCGCTCCTGTATTTGCCGCATCGATTAAACCTAGAATGTTGGATAATGAACGTCCGTCAATTTTTTTTGAATTGTCTGCTGTCCCTGCCGTATTAGCTCTACTAACCGTAAAATTAGACGGATTGTAAACGTACATATTTTCGCCGTCGTTGCCGCCCCATAACCACGTAGGTTGACCGCCTTGACAGCTCCAATGGAAGCGCATATTTTTGTGACCGTTTTCAACGCGAACAGCTCTATCAGATACAACCGATGAATCGGCGCGACCTGCCGAACTAGCTTTTCCCTCAAACCCTCCATCGGCTTTTATTTTGCCTGCTGTGAAGATTGACTTGTTGCCATTGGCACGAATCCATGTATCATCAGACATATACCAGCCGCCGCCGTATTTTTCGAAAAATAATCCATTATTTTCTAGACAACGATAGCCGTCAGTTGTAACAAATTTGTTGGCAGTCATTGAACCTACAGTACGCCAATCGCCATTTCTTAAATCCATTGAACCTGTGTATTTTTTTGTCTGTATGCTATAAAATCCTATACCATACAATGAGCCGATATTTACGTTCGCGCCGTTACCGCCAGCGATAGCATCTCCTGTGTCAGTACCGCCAAATTGTATATAGCCGCTACTAGACGTTAATCCTACATTTGCACCTTCAAATCGCAAATTTGCAGTCATGGTATCTCCGCTTTTGCTAACACGCGTATTCATTTTTTGGTCTGTGATGGTATTTACTTCATTTTTATGATATGTTTCATTTTTATGATATGCGCCGATGTTATTAGGTGTTATTGTCTGCCATGTGTTATCATTTCTCAAAAATCTAGCGTTGTTGGCTTGTTCTGTTGTAGGTACATGGTTTCCATGCGCGGTGTTTGCTTTACCGTTTAATTTCGCGTCTGTTTGCGCTTTGGTATAATAATCTTTTTTCCGTGCAAAATCACCGTGCGCCAACGGGTCTGCGTTATGCCGCGCAATCTCACGCCGACAATCTGCTAATGTGATAAAAATAATCGAACTATTAATTACTGCTGTTACATTATCTACATTACCAACTATAAGCGTAATTCTTAATTTCAGTTCATCAATCGGCTGAGACTTATCGGGCATATAATCGGCGTTGTCCCCTGCATTTGCGTAAGCGCAAAGAACTTCTTGCCCTGTGTTACCTAATTTTGCATATATACCAATTTCACGAGCGTAAAAACCTTCATTGACTACTTTATTTGATACTACAGTTTCAATCGTTACTTGGTTATTGGTATCGTTATTTATGTCTGATATATCAGCGTAAATCTTTCTTGATTTCATCGCTGTTAAGGTCAATATATCTTCGTTGTTTGCAAGTCTACCGTCACCGATTCCGATATGTGTATAAATTAGTTTTTTGCTTTTATCAGCATTAATTGCCATATCTAGCCCTTTTTGCGTCAATTTTATGTTTGGATATTTTGCCATATATCTACACCTCTTATTTTAATCCCAATTCACCTGTGTAATTGCTATTTGTTCCATTTTGTAAAATATAAATAACATTCGCTTGTTGTACCATTCCACCGAGTCGAAAACCGCCCACACCATCTAAAAAATGTTGAATAATCATCGCTAGATGTGCAGGTTTATATATTTCAATGGCATCGCGTAAAGCAAAATAGTCATTGTCTAGCGCGGTATAATTTGCTATGAGATAAAACAAATTCTTACTATTCACTTCTTGAATCTTTACATCTGCTTCGCTTGGAAAGAATTTACTTGCAAGCTGTGTTAAAAATTCCACCGTTGATATTTGTTTAGATTGTAGTTTTGCGTAAATCTTCGCTCTGCGTAGGTCATATGATTCATTTGGTTTACTGTAAATCGCAAAAACTTTTTCCCAATATTCCAATCCCCATGTAGCAGAATGTACGAAAAACTGTTTCAATATATCAATAAGTAGTTCACGTTGGCGGTTATGTTCTTTGGATTCAACGGATAGCAAAGTATTGATTTCTTTGTCTTGTGATATAAATTTTGGTAGATATTCCGCTAAATTGGCATCTTGTTCTCTGATAAATTGCATAAAATATCACCTACTCGAAAGAAGTAAATTCATTTACCGTTACATCGCCAACCGAAAGTAATTCTGCATCCGTAGCGGTCACTTTGTCTGCGCCATTTAATTTTAAATTTCTATAATCTGTAATGTTCTGTTCCATCAACAACTTACCGATTTGTGCCGCTGAAATATACCGCATATCTAGGTTTTTGCTTGAAATATATTTATTTACCGCCGCTTTGAATGCGTCTTTATCCACTTTACCTAATACATCAACAGTAATATTTATAGTTTTTGGTGCAGGAGATACAACGGTCACATCTGCGCCAATAGGACGCACCGATTCAATATAATCTTTTACCGCTTTAACCAAATCCGCACCTGCTGATTGCATTTCAGCGTTTACGATTATGATTTTTACCGTTCCTGCTCCCTTCCATAGCGGCACAACGCGGCATCCTCCTACACCTGCGATAGACATAGCCCAATTATAATAATGGTACTTATTACCACTTGTAGCAGGGGTACGAACAATAATGCTATATCGCTTTAATAATTCTTCGTCTGTTTCTTCATCTGCTCCGTCCTGTGTAGGTTTTTCGTTATCCACTTCGGTAATACCGCTAATAGAAACAGGCAGATTGTTAATCGTATGCGCTTGTACATTACCTTTTACGCCAACATCGGTACAAGTAATTTTTACTGTTCCTTTACCATCACCATCTAACATTATATCTTTATCTGTTTCAAACTGTGCGCCGTTTTTAACACTAACCAAACTTCCCTTTGGCACAAATACGCCTTGACCGCCGCTAAATGTTATTTCACCTTTTGCTTTTACACTAGGTTTTCTATCAACGCCGAATTCAGCGCATCTTGCTGTTAGATATTCTCCCCACGAACTAAATGCAAATGCGGCATCAACTATTAGATTCATTTCGGCATATGTGTTTTCAAATTCTATGCTATTAGCGTTAATCAAATCGCGTGAAAATGAACCTTCGTAATCTGCTTTATCCGATATTTTTGCAAATTGTTCTTTCATTCTTGTTTGAATGGTATCTTTATATTGCATTTCAAAAGCCATATGTTATATCACCTCTTATCTAATTATTTGTTCAAACGTGCCATATATACTTGTAATACTTAGCCCGATTGTTAATTTATCTTTGTGTAAGTTATCTATACGAATGTAGTTTATACGTTTTATGTATGGGTTAATTGATAAACATTCTTTTATACGCTGTTCAATAAGCGTTGCAGTACGGCTATTATTTGGATAAGCACCGATATACTTCTCTAGTTCAACGCCATAATTGGAATCTAAATTATATATTCCGTGCATATATGCTTCGTATCTATATCTTTCAGTTTTCAACGCTTTGTAAATCCATACTTTTAACGCTTCATTCTCTTTTACAGTTTGAATAGTGCCGTCTGTTTTATATATAAATCTGTCTTTATCAAAATCCCATGCAAATTCTTTCAGCAATGGCAATGTATTTTCAATTTTAGCTTTAGGCTTTTCCATCTTGATAAATGGATTCATTTAGTTCACCTCTTGGCATTTGGGTTTAGTTCAATAATTGACTGTTCTATATCTTGTAATTCTTTTTCGTGTAAATTTATTCGCTTTGCTTGTCTTTTAAACTGATAAAAGCTTTCAATTAGTTCTATCCATTGTAGATAATTCATAATATCCAACCTCTCGTAATATGACATAGCACTACATATTTCTGTTTGGTGCCGTCCGTGCTGTCAGTTATAGGAAACATAGCAACATAAAAACCAACCTTCAAATCTGAATCAGTAGTTGTTTCTGTGTCCGTATAATCATTGTGTATGTCGTGATTATGAGAAGCAAATTCTGCATATCCTCCACCACCGCCGCGATTTTGTGTTGCAGAAATGATATGTCCTTTGTGCGTGCGTGTATGATTGGTTAATAAGTAATCGTTTATCCATAAATCATTTTTATCTAAAATAATTCCGTTATACTGAATTTTTATATTCGGCAAATCAGAAATGACTTTGCCAATTACCAATGTAGGGCTTTGGTTGTTTTGGGCAACGCCGCTCATTATACCGAGCAATTGTTGATATGGATTTTCTTTCATTAAATATCACCTTCCATATAAAAATAATGGGGAAAGCCCATACCTTCCCCATCAAATTATTTAGGAAAATGCCGAGGTGCAAACACTTTCCTACAATTATTACATTATATTCATTTTTTCTTGTCTTTCTTCTTTTTGCTTTTCTTTTCTTTTTCGGGAGGTTGGTAATTCGGATTTCCTTCACTTACCACGCCAACGCTATTATCGGGGTCAACTATATATGTTAGCGTCAGCGTCATTGTGTGGTTGTTGTTACTAATTGTATGTTCATCAGTTTCAATTAGGAATTTACCTTTTATCTGTTCTTCTTCTATTTCCACGGCAAAACCCGAAATACATTGGTAATTCCCTAATGCTGAAATTTGCGATGTTTCTTTTACACGCTTTAGCATTGACCGCGCTTGTACTTGCGTATTTTGCTTATTGTCAACCTTATACACATCTTGTAGTAGACCATATTTTTCAACATCTTCTTTATTAATCAAATACCCCGTGATATTGCCATTTTCATCCACAACGCAAACTTGATTTCTCATATCTTCCACGCTTGCAGAATGAGAAGCAGATGTTAGATTTTTCGTGTCTGTGATTATAAAATCGTCAATGACGGTATCAGCACGCACAACATTTAGTAACTGTTGACCGTTGTTATCTGCCATATAAACGTGATACTTCCAACCTGTCCACGCTTTCAGCGTTTCTAAACACTTATTGATTATTTCGCTTCCTGTCATACCATCGGCGATACAACTAATTTTATATTTCTTGGCATCGTCACAAAATTCCCCTGTTGTTACGCCGAGAACTGAACCAACTGTTTTTATGGCATCTGCAATTACCACATCTTCAAATTTGTATGTCATTTTTGATTTTGCAAGGTAAATTAAGTTATCATAAGCGACATATTCCATAGTATAACTTTCACTGTTTCTTGATTGCAAAAATATTTTACCGCTGAATATGCAGTATTGTGCCTGTGATACATCGTCTATGTAATATAAATTTATTCTATCGCCTAATTCAATATCTGCATTTTTCCAAACTGAATCTTTGGCATCCGTGGTGTATGCAATGGTAAAATTTAATTTTCTTCCTGCTTGGTTTAAGTCACCGCTCCACTTTATATCTGTTACATAATTTGTAATGTCAACATCTTCTTTTTTTAGTATAAACATAGCTACACCTTGATTTTTAGTTTATCATTTGCCCATTTTTTTACTTCTTTTTCCGCGTCTTTACGGATTTCTTTTTCGTTTATCTTTATACCTTTGTCCGTGATTTTGATATAATCGCCTACTTTTACACCGCCAATCTTTATCATATCTTTATATTTTGCAAGATATCCTTCACCAACTGCAACTAATGCTTTTCGTCCTGCTTCTTTTATCGCCTTTAGCGGCGGTTTACCTTGTAATATCTGCGCGGCTGTGTCTTGTCCGAGTTTTTCTAGTGTATTGGGACGTTCTTTTAGTCCTGTTTCTTCATCCATGACTGTATCAATTATTCTGCGATATTCTTTTAGTTGTAAATCAAAATATACATCCCCCGAGCCATCATTTTCTTTGTATGAAAATGATTCAATAAGACAATCAAAATTAATAGGTGAATCTTCAACAGAAATATTAAGTGGTTCTGTACCAATTCGCCAACCGTCTATCATTTCTACCAATTCATAAGGGTTTGCATCACCTGTTGAAAAGTTATATTCTTGTGCAGGGAAAAAACTTGATATTGTGATTTGTTTCAAACCTGTTTTTCCTATCATTGAATAATCACCTGCATTGATGATATTTACCGTGCCGTTGTTATTAGATACTGATACACCGAATTCGCTAGGCACAACAGGGAAAACTAACGATTCTTCGCCACAAGATAATGTAATCACAGCATTTTTAGACAAGAAGCCGCCTAATGCACCATTGACCGCGCTCCTTAATCCCCCAGAGATAGCATTTCTGATAAGGCTTCCACCTTCTTTTTTTAAATAGTTCCCTGCTTCCTTTTGGATATTTTTCCATATATTTGCCATATAGTCACCTCATATTTTTATATAAATAACGTTTATCAAAATATATACTATATATTGTTTTTGTTATCTTAGAAATACTATATATAGAAATATAGCCTTAAAACTTCCATATTTGCGTTTTAACGTGTTTTATATTTTCTGAATATAAATACCTTAACCATATTTGCTTGAACCGTTATACGCAATCCTGTGAAGTCGTTTTTCTCACAGATGATAAAAATATGGGCATACCCATTTGTGGGCATACCCTATAATTCTTATCTTGCACAACGAACAAATATTATACCGCTCCCACCATATTATTCATTGCGGCTTGCTGAATCCTAAATACTACTTGCTCCGCGAATCTATCAATATCCGCTTGCTCTTTTACCACAATCGAATCAGCTAGTTTTGCGATATTTATACTTGGTGATTGTGGTTGTTGTGCTCTACCGCGCTCTAATCCGCGCTGATACTGCTGTTTCAAACTTTCGTCATGTGGAACAATTCTTGTGCCTGTTGGAAGGTCTACGATTTCTGCGCCTTTTTCGTGAATCCATGTCTTACCACCTGCAAACCATTGTGTACCTACGGCGTGTTGCGGTATCTCGCCGCCTTGGGCGTTTGCACTTGCAGAACTAGCTAAACCTGCCTTTTCTAAAATTGAATCCAAACCACTAGACAAAAAGTCAATGACATCGGTAAATACATTTTTGATACCGTCAAATATGTGACTGAATATATCAGCTATGTTGCTCCATGCGGCAGACCAATTCCCCGTAAATACATTTTGCACAAACGAAATTAAATCACTTGCAACATTTATAGTCATTAACATTATATCTGCGAAAATCGTAATAAATCCAACTACAATCCAAACGATATTATCAAAAACTGATTCAAATACCGCACCTAATGTATTTAGCACAGCAGATACTACCGAGCCGCCTTCTTCTGTTTCTGCACCGAATTTATTCATTACAGTTGTCCACAAATCGCCAAATTTTTCACCGACCACTCCTAACTTTTCCATGATGGGCTGTACTTTCGCTTTTATTTTATCCATTGCATTATTTATAGTATTTTTGACATGATTCCAAACCGTTAAAGTAATTTGTTTGAAATCGTTCCAATGTGATATCACAAAACCGATAATAACAGTTAATGCAAGCAAAGCTATACCTATAGGATTTGTGGCAAATAACAGTCTAATAGCTTGCAGTGGATTCCTTAGAGATAAAATCGCTTGACCAATTCCACGAAAAATAGAAATAGCGTTTCCTTTTAATGCTGAAAAAACATTAATTATTCTATTGCCAAATCCTAAAATGCCGCCAAACATTGATTTAACTGCGCCAATTACACCATTTTTCAATACTGTAAACGCTGTTTTTGTTGCATTGAGCGGATGAATGATAACGTTACCGAAAGATGTTAAAGCAGAAATACCACGAGTCGCAAATGCTGAAAATGCTCCGCTTGCGCTATTAGCCGCTGTTGCAATTATGGGGAATTTGTTGCCTAACGCCGCAAATACGCCACCTGCTTTACTAATTGCAGATGAAGCTTTAACAATTGAACCATACCAACCTCCGAACATCGTTATCCCTTTTCCGATAACGGTTAGCGCGAATCCACCAATAACAACGAATTGCCCTAACGAAAACAACAATTCTTTTTGCACAGGCGTTAGATTATTCAACCATTCGGCAAAAGCCTTTGTCATACGAGATGTACGTGAAAGTAACGGTGTGAGTCCCTGCGCCAGTTCCATAGCGGCATTCTTTAGCTGATTGACAGCTTTTTCAAGTTGCGCGGCGGGAGTCGCGTCCAGTTTTCTTATTGCGTCATTCGTTGCGCCCGTTGAATTTGCCATTCCTTTTAGCGATTCCTTAAACTTATCTGCTCCACCGCCTGTCAAGGAAAGAACGGCGTTTAGTGCTTCCATGCTACCAAATAACTTTGCCATAACTTCAATGTTACCGCCCGTAGCCGTTTTAACTTCATCGAGGAACTGCGCCCATCCTACTTGCGCCAAATGCGCTTGGTTAAATTGCAATCCTAACGCTTCGGCTGTCTCGAACGCGTCTTTGCTAGGGTCAATTATATTTTTTAACGCGGCTTTCACAGAAACCATTGCCGCCGATGTTTGGAAGCCGTTTGCGGTCAGAGCCGCAACAGATGATAATAATTCATCAATAGACATACCTGCGGATGAAGCTGTAGGAATAACCTGCCCTATACTTTTACCGATTTCATCTACCGTGGTTTTGCCTAAATTCTGTGTAATGATTAATTTATCCATCATGTTAGAAGCAGATTCTGCACCTGTCTTATAGTTGTTGATAACAGTTGTCAGTGCATCAGTTACCGTCGACATATCTGTAAAACCTGCTTTTGCGCCGAGAGCTGAAACACGCATGAAATCAACTGCTTTACTTGCGTCTACGCTTGCAGAAATCGCTTGATAAGTACCTTCCGTTAATTCGGTTACTGATACGCCAGTTTCATTTGATAATGCAATCAATTCACTACGCATCTTATTCATATCAACAACAGTTGTGTCTACGAGGGTTGAAACTTTCGCCAAACCAACGGTAAAATCTGAATTTAATTTTGCACCTGCTGTTGCCGCCGCAAGAATGGGCGCGGATAGCAACGCAAATTTTTCACCTAATGCAGATATAGATTTGCCTGTGTCTTTTATACTTTTTGCTGTTCTTAGCTGTTGACTTCGGTGCTCATCTATATTCTTCGTTGCTTTCTGTATTACATTGGTAAAATTGTCTTTCAAACGCAATACAGCATCAATTATTTGCATATAATCACCTACCATTTATAATAAAAAAAGAACATATAGTAAATAATCTACTATATGCTCTTTTGGTATATTTAGTTTTTTATTCGTATTCGTCAGACGGTGTATTTTCTTTGATTCTTTGCTCTATCTCATAACGCATCATCGCATACATTATCTTCTTTTCATTTTTGCCCATTGAAAGAAATTCAATAGGTTTTATATTATGAAAGCGAAATAGATAATATTGTAAGTTAGTTTCACCGTCCGTCTCAATTAGTTTTTTACTTGTTCGTCAATTTCGCTTTGAGATGTTTCCACACCGCACAATTCTGATACCGTTTCAGCAATTTTACCAATTTCCCCTGCCAAAAACAACTTTGCAACGAGGTCATTAGGCGTTGCCGCACTGTAATGTTTTAACAATTCAGCATTTCTAAAATCTGGTTCAATTACTGCATTTACTACCATCTCTAAACCGATTTTATAGTTATTGGATTTCTTCGCCTTACCATTTTTGCCATATTCAGTGTTTGATTCCGTAATTTCTGCAAGTAGTTCTGTGTCTAGTGCTTGCACCGTTACAGAAAATTTTTCACCGAACATCTTTGATAGACGCGGAATTTCAATCTCCTTCTTGGGTTTTTCTGTTACCTTTGCGGCATCTGCTTTTAACAATCTTTCTAACGCATTCATTTTATGCACCTCATTTTTTTTGAGGACTAACCTCATTTTTTATTGTTTATGTTATTGTTTACACCGTAATCTCATCGAGTATACCAAAATCTTCGAACGAAAAGTTATAACTTTCTTCGCCGAGCTTACCAACAGACCAATTAATTAGGTCTACCGAATCAATTAAGCAATTATATAATGCAATTCTTTCAGTACCTAGCGCATCGGGGTCCTCAACCTTAGAAATAATAGTACATAACACTTGCTTGCCTTCTTTGATAGAAGGTGCTAATTTTTTGATAAAATATGAACTAACTTTATGAACCTTGAATGAACCTTTACCAGTATATCCCGTAACTTTATAGCCTTTTGACATTTTACGCGCGATTTTTACTTCTACTTTGTCCGCTGAAAGTGTTGCCTTCAATTCTTGGATTTCTGCAATTTCGTAGCCGTCAATCCACATTGAACCGAACGTACCGTATACAACTTGTTTAGATTCCATTTCTTTCATTTACACTCACCTACTATTTATATAAATAGAATAAGGGAAGATTTTTATTTCTTCCCTATGTCTGCTATTTTGTTATTCAACCGTGCAATTAATTGTAATTTGTTCAAGTGCATCGAGCGGGGATAGGTCAGCCGCCAAAAATGCGTTGTCATGGATATTCAATTCTTTGATTTGTTGACTTGACATATTTTCTAGTTCTTCACGCGTGTTCTTGCCATTTGATTCACGCCAATTCTTGACTGCTATCTCATCCACATAACAGTTGTTTTGCCCCTTTTCTAGCAATCCTTCTGTTTCTAGTGTGTGCAAATAACCGTTAATTGCAGTAATAAGCAAACATCTATTGTCATATGAGTTTGCATATTTGCCGATATAACTATCATGCGATGTTTTCTTGATATCAAAATGAATCATGTCCATTAAATCCACTAGCTTAATTTTCTTGAACTGGTCACCTTTGCCTTGCATCGTGGTTACAAAACTGTTGATACCACGGGCAATTTTATGCTTTTCCCCGTCAAAAAATACAAATAGTTCACCTTTGCCGATTTTCGCATCCATTTCCTCATCGGTGTACTGTTCAACTTCGGTTAGTTCTGGAAGTGGCGCGTATGTGCAAGAGATGATTGCAGGTGTGCCGCAGATGATTCCCGCTATGCGTGAACAATAATCTTCCGTTGAAAATGTTTTTGCTTTTGTCTTGATAAGTGTATTTGTAAAGTTTACAATTCCTTCACTATCTGCGGCGCAATTTGGTAATACCGCACAAACCTTTGTATCTTTGGTTGTACGCATTCCCTTTACCCATGTGGCAATCTTTTCCGTGTATTTTTCTTTGATTCCAGGAACTACCAACCAATTAAAATAGGTCTTTTCCAACTTCTTTAACACCTTGGAAAAATCTGCATCAACGGTTTTTTCTTCTGTTTCACCACTTTGACCTCCCTCTTTAGGGACGGTGCTTGTTACTTCACCTTGGCACTCCATTACGATAATTTTACGCGGTGAAGTTTGATAGCCTTTTAGCGCAAGTTCAACCTGCTCTTTTTTGTATTTTGTCCAACTTTCGGGGATGTCATCCACATTGTAAATTTGTGTAATGTTGTCGCTAGGATTACTTACGGGGAAAACCATAGCGATAATACCGCGTTGACTGCGCTGAATCGCCGTAATCCCCTTCTCTTTAAATGAAATAAAAACATTAGGCATTTTAAGTCCCATAATTCTTTACCTCCGTTATATTTAACGATTTATTTAATTTTTGTTATTAAGTCTTATTGTTTTGATAAATGTTTTCAATTTTTACATCTGTAATTTTATCTTCGCCGAGCGTGTCGAAAAATTCAAATGTTAGCGTAAAATATATAATGTCTGCATCCTCGCCATCCGTTATAGCTGAGATGTTGTTAATTTTGATATATCGGTCTTTTACTGAAAAACCCACATGAAACAACTGTGATATATTATCTTTGATTTCATAAAATTCTACGGCATCGGTACTTCCTTTTGTAGAAAAATATGTAATGTATAAATTACCGTTGTTGAAAAACTTGTGCTTTCCTACTTGTTTTCTTGAAATGTTTAACTGCAAAAAGAAAGACGGCGAATCACAATTTTCTTTACTATCGTCAAGGTATACTGTATATGGATAAATAGATTTTAATTTATTTCGTACTTGCTTCAATATATCCACGCTTTGTAGCATCGTGATTCACCTCCTCAATCTAATTTCTTTTTTATATCATCGAAAAACTTTCGTAGTTCATTTTTCATGACATCCGAGTTTTCAAATTCTTGCATGGTTTTTTCAAAAAAATGCTTACCTTGCACGAATCCAATAGCATTACCTTTTCTATCTTTTTGGACGTGTCCGCGTTCGACTAAATGATATACTTTACTTTTATTTTTCAACTCATATTGAATTTCTTCCGTAGAAATGCCAGTGATTTTACCATTCCATGATTTAGATAGCTTGCCTGTCTCGCCAACAGGTGAATTTTCTTTTGCTAACTTCTTTAATTTATTCCCTGCGCGTTTCAAATGTTTCTCCGCTGTTTCTGTGTATTCATTTACCACGGATTCTAACTTTTGTTGAAATTCGTCAAGGTTTTCAAAATAGAATTCTTCGCTCATCCTTCCCAACCTCCGCTATTAGGCTTTTTAGGTTTAGGTTTAGGATTTTCATTTTCTTGTTTTCCACGGATTTTTTCAACACAATATAATTCAAGACTTTCATTCATCATGTCAGGATTCACAACTGATTGAATTTCATAATTGTGTTTTCCATATTCCACTATGTCCGATTGGTAAATATTATTTCTATATCTTATAGTAATTAAAACATTCTCCGCATTGCTAACTTGTTTAGCTTCATAGTATTCTCTACCGCGTGAAGGTTTTATACTTGCACTGATATTTTTATACTTAATTTCCGTTACCGTTTTATCGAATCCGTTTACTTCTTTAGTTACACGTCCGATAATATTTACTTTTTTGTTTAATTGCCCTGCATCGTAAATCATATCAATTCACCTCGTATAAAGGTGAAATTTCTATATGATTTAATATAGTTGTTATTGTATGTGGAATTTCGGCAGAATTTTGTTTGCCATTCATGGCATTACGATTCGTATACCAATGACTAACAAGCAATTTTACAAGCATTTGCATAACGCTATCATCGTTTATAAATTTCTTTCCCGTACTTCGTGAAATATATGTTTTACTTGCATTGATTAATTCTTGTAGTATTTCATCATCGCAGGTGATATCATCGTCAACGCGCAGGTAGTTTTTTATTAAATTCAATTCATTCATTTTCAACCACCTTCAAAATATAAAAATAAATGGGAATATGCAATCTATATACACATTCCCATCATTTTCTATATACTATTTACTTATGCGTTGCTCTTGTTGATAAATACTAGACCGTTCTTATCTACAAGCTTACCGTCTACAGCGGCAACAGATTGATAAACTTTATTTCTTGTCGCGTTGTCAATGTAAGTAACAAGGTCGATGTCATACGCGGTATTCATTACGTATTTATCCATCTGCACCACGAACGCGACTGTCTCGCCCTTACCTGCACTATCGTAATCCTTCATGAAGTCAGTTACAATTACACGCGTACCAAAAATTTCAAAATTAGGTTCACCATTTAGACCTTGATTCATGCGTGCTACTGGTTGTCCCTGTTTATCGACGATTGCAAGGAATGAATAGAATGTTGCTTCGTTCATTACGATTACTGCACCTGTTCTATACGCGCTTGGAATTGCCTTTTTAATCTTGATAATATCTTCATACGCAAGTGTTTTGGAAAGCTCCACTGTCTTAGCCGCTGTTTCCTTTAAGATTCCCTTTGGTTGTCCGCTACCTGTGCCGTTAATAATCGCGCTTTCCATAGCCTTTGCCATAGCCGCTGATACATTGTTTGCAATAGCGGCTTCGAACGCGGATAGCGTCTGAACTCTTGCAAGGAATGATAAGCCAATTGCCTTAACGAGCGGATAAGCTGCAAAAGTAACACTGCCTGTTACCTTACCCTCGACCGCAACGCCGTTGGTTGACATATCTGTTTCTGTTGTCCAAATTGCAGGAGAAGCAAGTTCGCTTGTTGGAATTGCTACGCCAGCAGGATAATTCATTTTTGTGACAAGTGGGAGAATGTTGCCGTAGCTTTCTAGCTTTTCTACGATTTGATTTAGGATGGTCACGGGGATTACCGCACTGTTCGCGGAAGTCATAGCGACTGCACGGAATTCCTCGCTCATATTGCCTGTCTTTGCGAACTGCATGAACGCATTACGATATTCTACGCTGTCAAACTGTGTATTTTCCATTTTTACATCACCTTTTCTATTTTCGACTAAATTTGTTTTTGTAACTTCTTCTTGAATAATATTTGTTGTAATTTCATCGTTGTTAATCTTATCAGCGATTTGTTTACGCTTCTCTACTGCATCGCTTTCCTTCTTACGTAATTCTTCTGCATATGCATTCAAATCGTCCATTTCTTCATTTAGAAGTTTTAATGTTTCAAGGTCAGCATTTGCAGATTCATCTAAGATTTCAGCTTTGCGCTGTTCAATTTCTTGTAGTGTCATTTTGTCACCTCATATAAATTATTGTATCTAATATTATTACATTATATTTTGCTCTTTTGTTTTACTAGATGCCCACATTCGCCGAATGCCTATATTTCACAATACAAACAAAAAAGAGAGATATTATCTCTCTTTTCGTGAAAACGCGTGAAATATGTGGTTCAGTGGTTTTCAATGATTGCGCTTCTTCTTTTTTTCAACGGGGTTCCCACCCATTAAAATATAAGTATATGCCGCTGAAATGCTGTCGGTGATATCGTCATTGTATGGTTCTTTGAAATTATCCTTACCGAAAATATCAATCACTTTATTTTGCACTTCTTGTTTCATTTCTTTACTATTCTTTTTTGTGCCATCTGCTTTCTTTACAGATATACCGCCTAATACTTTTGATTTTAGCGTCATAACGGGATAATATACAACAGGGATTTTATTCTTCTGCGCTGTCAACAACATAACACCGTGGACGAAACATAATTTTTCGATGGTCTGTTTGTTTATTCCAACGAACGGTGCTTCTACTGATAGAGCATTTGGTTTATACGCGTCGATAATATTTTGCAGTTGTATTTCAAAATTAACAAGTGTTTCATTTATCGTCATTTTTCCGCGTGGGATATCACCATATTTCAGTAAGACAGGTTTATTTTTTGTATATTTGACAACGCTCCAACCTGTGCTTTTTGTGGAAATGTCCAACCCTAAAATTATTTGATTTTCTTCTATCATGTTATATACCGCATTTATTGTAAAGATAATGCTTTATTCTGTTATACACTTCATCGCCATAATATTTATTGTTCAGCATTGAAAAGAAATAATAATATAATAATGCGTCTACATTACTACAATCACTCCGTATAGTATCATCTCTTAAAATATTTGTGTCTATATCTTCTATTTCGTTCAAAAAATATTTGCGGATTTTATACTTTCGAATGTTATCGTTTTTGATATAGCTATATTCTTTTTGTTTTACGTCATAAATTATATCTTCTAATTCTTTATGAATATCTTCCAATTCACATTGATAACATGCTAGTAATTTGCCTATTTTATATTTATTATCCATTTATATCTACCTCATTTTTGTTATATTAAATAGATTTATCTTTCTATATATATAATATAGCAACGAGACAGATTTATTTCTCAAATTTTTGATTTTAGCGCAATTTTTTCGCGTTGAATCTTTGTCAATTCTTCCTTAAATCCATCGAATGAACGCTTAACCACTTCAACATCCGTGGCATCATATGCAGGTAAATCTACAACTGATACATCTACCACCTTACGAATTTTTGCAATATGCCGCACATATTTAGCATCAGATACTTTTTCGATATAATCTTTGTCCACGATGTAGCCGTATGACATTTTGCTAATATCTTTGCGTTTAATCAGTTCATATATATCTTTTCCCTGTGACGTTTCTGCAATATCCGCTTTGATATGTAGCCCGCGCTCGTCTACATTCAAGCGTAAAGTATCATTTGATGTTCTTGCAAGGATTGAAAAATTATCTGAATGGTTATACCGCAAAACAACATTAGACATATCTGCGCCGTCAAATGCACCTGCGTCAACAATTTCCCAGTAGTCCACACCGTTACTCGAATATAGACAAGTAGCCGCGTTGAATATCGTCGCATATCCGCTTATTGTCTGCCTTGATTCCACTACATTTTGCGGTACTTCCGCGTAACCGGCACTTCTAAATTCTGTATTTTCTGTCATTTTATCACCTTCTTTTCTAGTGCAAATATCCCTAAAATCTCAAAAATCGCGCTTAAAATGCAGGCATTTAACGATTTTTTTCTGCTTGAAAAACTGCAATGTGTGAAGTATAATACATATAGAAAAGGCGTTGCCGAGAAACACGGTCAGCCCAATCTTTTTACGAGTGTAACCCGCTTAAGTTGACTGCTTGGGGCGGGTTACTTTTTTATTAGCAACACGAGAACGATTAGCAGGAACAATGTCATGTTTGTTTCGTTCATCGTCAATCACCACCGCTCTAGGGCTACGATTGACCGTCCTCCGTTCGACAACGCTGTAAGTATTATACTTGAAATTTACGAAAATGTGAAGTATAATACATTTGTGTAAACGGTTAGCCCAAAAAATCCACTTGTTCTATTTTAGAGCAGGTGGATTTTTATTTGTCTGTTTCTTCACCGTCTGTATCTTCTTCGCTATCCGCGCTTTCTTCTTTAGCAGGTCTGCCGACATCGTTTAATGATTTTAGTTTGCTTAATTGATAATCATTTACAATGCTTGTATTTGCGACGTTCAATGTCTGTACGCGGTCATCGCCGTTTTCGATTGGCGGTAGATTTAGTAATTCCAAACATTGATTTGTTGTCAACAATCCGAGCGGGCGCAGTTCACGAATCAGATTTATCTTGGTTTTCATCTCCGAATACATTAAACGATTACCAGAAAAATGAATCGCATAACCTTCGTTTAGCTGTTGCTGTGTGAAGATTTTCCGTGTGAATTCTTGTGATAATGATATAGATATAGGCTCTATGGTATTTTCATAAAAACTTTGCCATTCGCTTTCTGTGTATTTCCCGTTGACAATATTTTTGCTTATCCCGAAATAGTTATAAATATTATCGCGGATATAATCTAATTGTGCTGTGTCAGCGGCTTCGGGCTGTACGTCGATTGCTTGGAATTCCACGGTAGAATCAGTGGTGATAATGCCGCCTTGCGTGCTATCGTGTAAGTTTTGGTTAAGTTCCCTAGCTTTTTGCTTCCACGCATCAGCCGCCGAGTTGCCTGTGATTCTCGCTATACCTTTGATTTTTCCCGAGTTCATAGCTTTATTCTTAAACGATGTTTGTAAAATGTCTAGCGTTGCAAGATTATCACTAATGTTACTATCTGTGTGTGAAATAAAATCGCCATCTCCGAAGCTATGGCGAATATGAATAATATCTGAATAAGGAATTGTTTCTTTTTTACCGTTGCGGAATGAAAATTTTAAGTAAATTTCGTTATCTAGTTCTCGTGGTTCTATTGATAAATAATCTAAATTCCATAAGCTAATTATATTACCGAATTTGTCGCGGTTTATCTTTACGAACGCATTCTGGTTTTGTATTAGATTATACGCCAATCTATAGTAAAAATCATAGCTTGTAACGTATATATTTGGCGCAAGCGTTAGACAACTTTGTAATACACTAAATTCTTTATTTGGTGTACGCTTTCCGTTTTCTGTTTTTGTGATTGTTGGCTCTAACTTTGCAATATGTTTGGCAAGTGTCGCAAAACAGGTTTTTAATAAAATGTCATTTGAATAGTCATTTCGTGTAAAAAATACATTTTGATAATCATTTAACAGTTCTAATCTTACCGTTTGCGGCTCTTGTTTCTGTCTACCAAATATCGCATTGAACATATTTCGTAGTTCCAAATTTTATGCACCTCCGTATATTTTATTTGTTTTTGTATCTATATTTATTACATTATATTTATAAAAATAAAAAAGAGAGAACAAATCTCTCCTTTGGTGTGTTAAACAATGCGCTTTTTAAAATAATTAATCAACCAATCTAAACCTTTAGGCGTTACCAATCCTTGATAACTTTCAAATGTTTTGTTTTTGTTAATTTCGATAATGTTCTTCTTGATAACAAAATAACCTTTATTTAGATATTTCGCATATGGAATTCTTGATTCTGAAATAATCTTCTTTTCTACCAAAACCCCGATGAATTTATTTCTTCCCATCCGTCCGACATTCTCACTCAAAACCCTATACGCATCGGAATAAGTATAATTGTCGCCTTTATCATACACGATTTTCTTAAATTCTTTTTCTTCTTCAAGCTGTTTTGTCAAATCTTCATTTTCCGCTACCAAAATTTGATTAGTTTCAGCTAGTTGTTTACGTTCTTCGGCTTCTTCAATCCACCGTTTAGCCCGTGCAATTTCATCTGTTATTGTATAACTAGGCGCTAATAATGTTTTAATCTGTTCCTCCATTTCGTTGAATGCGCGGATGTATTTGCGTTTCCATTCACTAGCTTTCTTCCCATTAAATCCCATTGCCAAAAGCATAAATCCGTCGCGGTTGATTAAGAACATCGGATATTCTTGCCCGTTTTGTTCATGGATATATGTTGTTTCACAGAACATTTTTGCTTCCGAGGGGTCTGCGCAGTTTTGCGCATACCCTATTTCTACACGAATATCGCGCAAAACATCCCGATGATTCTTCTCAAAATGTTTAGCAATATCCAAACTTGAAACAACCACTTGATTATTCTACACTTCTACAAGTGCGACTTCTGAATTTAACATTTTATCAGCCTCCGCTTAATATAAAATCTGTTTGTGAAAAATCATCTTCGTTTTCCACTTCTATAGATAGTATATGCAAAACGGGGTAAATTATTTCTACAAAATTCTACAAATCGTTTTTGTTGTCAAGGTATAAAACAAATGCATCTAAAAATGAACTGTATCCATCTATCCGTTTTGTTAAGTTACGATTTTTATACGGCTTGATGTTTCCGCTCGTATCAGTTACGCATAGTGTATTAAGTAGACACCATTTAAAAATAGGATTATCATTATACACAATATCACGATTTTTGAAATATGCTTTGCTTTCAAACATATATGAACTAAGTCCCACAAAACTTTGATTGATTGGTTTACACAAATTCTTCCCGAAATTTTCTTCTAATTCCTTGACAAGATAAGAAGCGTTATATCTATCATAGCCAATCATATACGCATATAGCCCGTAGTCATTTTGAAGCTCGATAAACCAATTACATACATCACTAGGATTTATTATTCGTCCTTCACATAGTCGCATCAATCCGCGTGTAATCCACGCATCATAAGGAACGCCGTCCTTTTCTATATGTTCCTGCAAAGTATCTTTTGGCATCCAATACATCTGCTCTACATACAGCTTGCCGTCACATGGTATCAGCGCGGTTGCCGCCGTCAAGTCTGTTGTCTGCGATAAATCAATGCCGCCCAAAAAATATTTCCCTTGAAAATCTGTAAGATTAAATGTATTGGTATTGGTTACATCTTCAAAATTAAAAAAACTGTCTCGCGCATTTTCTCTAATATTAAATTGCTTAACGAGAATATCGCGCAGTGTTTTCTCATTCAGCTTTGCGCGTTGCACCTCTTGGCGTAGCATTTCCACGGATTTACTTACGCCTAAATTTGGGTTAGCTTTCATCCATGCAGACTCATCGGATATTTCTGCTTTGGAATCCAATTCGTAAAGTAAAGGTAATACTGTCTCGTCTTGATATTTTTTATCCGTGTAACCGTTTATAATAGAAATGTATTCTTGATATTTTGAATCAAATATAGAATCTTGTTCAATATATCCACCAGTTGACATTATCAGCGTCAGCGGCTCGCTTCTGCTATACATACCACCTTTTACCACATCGTATAGATTACGGTCTTTTATCGCGTGTAACTCGTCTAGTGCCATTACGCTAGGCGATAAACCATCCATACTGCCACTATTTTTGCTTAACGGGACGAATTTGTTAAAACCGTTCACTTGACATATTTCGTTCACCTTGATTTGAAAATATTTTTTCAATAATGGTGACGTTGCTATCATCTGTTTCGCATAGTCCCATATGATTTTGCTTTGCTGTCTATCTGTTGCGACGCTATATACTTCTTGCGCGGCTTCTTGAGAAAACAGTAAAATGTAAAGGATGATTGCGGCGTTAAGGCAACTCTTGGAATTTTTTCTGCCGACAAATAAAAATAGTTCCTTATATTGTCTGCGTTGTGTTTCTTTATGTCTGAATCCGAAAAGACACGATATCAACGCTTTCTGCCACAATTGTAAAATGAATGGTTGCCGCCCATCCTTGAATTTCGGTATACAACAAAAATTTTCAATGAAAGATATAGCCTTTTCTGCTTCGTTCTCGTCAAAATAGTATTCCGTATCAGTATTATGCAAATTATCTACTATATGCGTGTATACCTTTTTTATCTTTTCACCTGCGACGATTTCGCCTGTGTCAATCATCCGATAATATTGTTCGATGTAATTCATTTCATGCACCTCGATAAAAAAAATAAAGAGCCACCATATTCAGCGGCTCTTTTGATATATGAAATATAGGAAGTAGAAGGAAAGGATAAATAAAATTGTATCATGTGGAGGGTATAATCTATGACAAATCATTATATGTAAAACGAGGTATATATATTAAATTGTAAATGTGTGTTTTCTACTTCCTACATCTATATTATATACAAAAAATCAAAATTTATTCGTCTAAAATGTGTTTTTTATATATTTTTTACTTAAATTTTTCCATAAATAGCTGTAATTCGTCTTTTTCTTCTACTGAAATATTTTTGATAATATCAGATGTTAATGTTCGTAATGTCACGTTGAAGGTTTTCAGCAGGTTATTATATGACTGCAATGCAGATGATTGTTTTGTACCATATTGATTTTCGCCGTTCTTGTATTTTTCCACAACGCCAGTTTTATACACCATGTCTTGTAACTCTTCCAACTGTACCGACATGAACGCTAAATTTTGTATACATTTTAACGCTAGTGCTGTTTCAGTGGCATTTGCCGATTTAAATATATCATGAAGCCGTTTTTCTTCTGCTTCAACTTTCGCTTTTACTTCTAATTGCTTTTTTGTCATTTTTACCACTTCCTTTTGTAAGAATAAATTTGCAAGAATAAATGTAACAATTGTTACAACACCGCATACTTGAATTAGGATGTTGTGCAAAAGAGGGCGCACTGGTCTTAGAGCCATGCGGCTTTGCGGCATTTATGGGGGGCTATGGGCATCATTGTGCCTATGCCCCGACTTTCAGCCGCGCTTGCAGTTGTTTGATATGTGCTTGCTGTTCTTCGGTGTACCGTTGTGGTTGGTCTACTTGCGTTGCAGGGATGATGTTGCCGTCTGCATCGAATAGATACCTTACTTCTTCCTTGCTGTGTATGTAGTCACCATGAACGTACCTGTGGCATTCTTCGCACAACGTTGTTAAGTTATCCGCGTTCAACGTGATTGTTGGGTTGTTAATGTTTGCAGGTGTAAGCTCGATAATGTGATGTACTGTTTTGGCATTGGGTTTACCGCAAACTTGACAAATATATAAATCACGATTTAACACATAATTTTTTATGCTACACCATTCTTTACTATTATATAATTTCTTACTAAATTTTTTCGCCATAATTACACCTTCTGAAATTATCCATATATATTTATTACCTTATATACGCTATTTGTCTCTAAACTTATCTAACGATATTTCTTGTATTTCTTTTTCTTTGAGTACCCGTGCCGACAAATAACTATATTCATACGATTTCTTTGTATTCCTTTTACCCTGCGTCAGTAGATAAAGTTTGTCAACAAGGAAATCATATAAATATTGTCTGCCTTGTTCCGCTTCTTTTATCATTTGTTCTATCTGTTGTTGCGTGTAATGGATATGATTTTTTGTGTGTTGATACGGATTTCTTGTTGTAATCCTCATAGTACATCACTTCTCAGGTATTTTTTTAGTGTTGGTAACAGGCTGTCGAGAATTTCGACAACCTTACCTTTGTTTACATTTAATAATTCTGCTGTCTGTTTAATGGTATGTCCGCGTTCATAAACATAATATATTACCGTTCTTTGGTTATTTGTAAGATATCGTTCTTCTAGTATTTGCAGGTCTAACAATGATTCAGCCGCTTTGAAATTTCCTTGTTGTTTCAAATCTATGATACTGTTTTTATGAAGAATCATGCGGTGAACCTGTTCCGCTGTGTAGTCCATGTCATAGTTTACTTTTTCTTTGTCCATACATCTTGCGCCTCCAATGCTTTCCATTTTTCATTAAATATCTTTTCTAATTCTCGTTGTCTGCGCTTAACTTCTGCTTGCTGTTCTCGCTGTTGTTGGATGTACTTTATTTGCTGTTTTATAAATTCTTTTTCTTGATAGAATCCGTAAATGATGTAGCATATTCCACCAAAAAATAAACTTGTTAAAATTGCACCTGCTGTTATCATAATTTTTCACCGTCCAATGTCTCTAAAATAATTTCTTGAATCCATCCATCTATTCCGAAAATATCCATTGTTGCCTTGTAAATCTCTTTCGTGTAATCTATGTTGAATTGTTCTTTCCAAATGGTTAATTTATCTTTCAGTGCATCCTCAACAGTATTATATGTGCCAAATGTTTTCGTTTTCCCATTTACACGCGCCTGTAGTATATATTTTTTCCCCGACTTGAAGATGTTCCGATATCCTGTTTCGTTATTTGATTTTATTCGCTGATTTCTTGAATTTACTGCTCGTGTACAAATTCTTAGGTTTTCCCTCGTATTATCATCTTTGTTGCCTGAGATGTGGTCTGTTGGATTTTTACTGTTGTTATTCGTTATGAAACGGTGCAAATATAATTTCTTGCCGTTAATTTTTGTAAACCAATAACCGCTTTGAACATCCTTGTACCACTTATACTTTTCTACTTTTCCTACATCTTCTTCCGAGATTAAATAACTGTGTTTCCCTTTTGTAATTTTAATCATTTTCATTCACCTTTATATATTTATTACGTTGTCTGATACTGATTCTTTGCGCCGCTATTCTTTTTTATTTCTATGCGTTGTTCTACATCATCTATAAAATAAATAGCGTTTTATATACGGTTTATTTCTTGTTGTCTAGCTAGAAGATAAACAGATTTGATGTTTTGCTGTGATTTTTTTGTTTAGTGTGTCTGCTTATCTGTTAAATAAATACATTCAAGAAGGCAAAAAATTTGTCTATGTGCCGCCAAATATGGGCAAACTAAAAAAGAGAGATTCAATCTCTCTTTTTGTCGAACCGCTTGTATGTAGTAGTTTTATTAAAATCTGAACAATTCCCGATTATCTTCAAGAATATCTAATACATCTGATTTCCATAAAATTTGAAAACCTGTGTGACCGTGATTATCAAAAGCGAAACTATTAGCGTATTCTTTACCGCTGTCAGTCAGTTCCCAAATTCCTTGAATCTTTGTTTGATATCCCAATGCACATAAGGCATCGTTTATTTTTTGTGCAGATATAGAATTTTTGCTGTGAAGTCTGTTTTGCAGTTCTTTACCTAACTTTGTTGCGTTAAATTTTGCCATGTTTATTTCTTGAATTGGCGGTAGTAACTTCTTGAATGTTTCAATTTCGTTATTTGTTATAGCTTTATATTTACCTTCTGCCTTACCAAAATTCATAGCGTATAACATAGCGTGTTCTTGCGTCAGATTGAATCTTTTCGCGATAACGTCCGCATATTTACCTGTTGCTTCCAATTCCATTGCAGATAAATCCATTGTGCTCGGTTGCGTTTGTGGCACAGTGTAGCTTCCTGTCTTACGGATAGAAGGAAGAACCTCGTTTGCAAGTTTTTCTTGAAATGCTACCGCTCTATCATTGCTTGCCTTGAATCCGAGACGATAAACTATATTTTCTGGAAGAAAATCATCTTTCGCAACTTGTTGCGAAAATCCAAATTCCTTCAAATACTTGTTTAACGTATTCCATCTAACATATTCAACATTATTTTTGTTATCTACAAAACCCCATCCTCTAGCTACATCCTCTGCATTTAACCACGCTTTCCCTTGTGCATCTAAATAACCGCTAATATTGTTGATTGTAATAATTTCATTCATTTTACATTTCTCCACTCGTAATAAATTTAATTAAATAGTTCGTCTGTAAAACATTCGATATCGTTATGTTCTATGAGATTTAATGCGGCACATAAGCAATCATCTTTATGTTTTTCGCCGTCATAATACTTGTAAACGGCATCTGCAAGGCTGAACGCTTCTCTCACTATTTGAATTTTGCTTATTTCTTTGTTTTCCATATTGGGCATCTTCTCAGCCTTCTTTGCTTGTTCCATATCATATATTTCTTGACTTGTTGGGAACTGTTCCCATCCTTCTGCATCGTCTGTAAATCCTTCCCAGCTCATATCAAATTTACTGCTCATAGTGTATATCACTGTTCCTTTCATATCTATCATTTTTCGGCATCGGGGCATCAAAACAGGGCATCCTTTTGTAGCCCCTCGCGTTTTGCGAGGTCTTACATAAATATTATATGCAAATTTTTACGATTTATTTCATGTTGTGACAGCGAAAATAATAAACGCAAGTAATTATGTCCTTGCGTCTTTTGAAAAAGTAAAATATGTTAAATTATGTAAAACGATTGTATTTCTTCCTTTGTAACTTTTTATTCCATAATTTTTGATTGAACGTGCAATATTCACTTATCGTTTTCTTTGTTCCTTCCAAAGTATAATCTCCTCTATTGTCATTGTATTCAAATCTTTTAACATCAAACATTTGAAATTTGAAATACCCATTTTCTTCTACTGTAAAGACTATCATATCCCGTTTCATTATCACGCTTTCAAACATCGTTTCGTCTGAAAGAAAAAATGTTTTCTTCCTTTCTTTACTCCAATAATACGGATGTAATAAAACAGATACAACCACTTCATATCCTTCATCTGTTCTGTAAACATTAAGGACTTCCCCACAACGATTTTTTGATTTTTGAAATTTATTTGTTTTCATCATCATTCACATTTTATTATATTATTTATAATTACTTTGTAGCAAAAACTTCTTCCAAAATGTTATCAATTTTTTCTTTGGATATATCCCGTATCACATTATCAAAAGAATCGTTCAACATATCAATTCTTTTGCAAATAGAAGTTTTCCGATTTGATAAATCGTTAATATAGTATGTGTTTGTTTTTGATACACCTTTTTTTGTTGAATGTGAAACTGTTTGTCTTATCATCCCACAAAATTTCATTATCAGCAGTTGTTTTCTAACAGTATCAGCTTTAGCATTGATATATTCGCCGACATACTTGCTTCCTAACTGCAAATCTATATCAAATAGATTTTCAAATTTAATATTTTCTCTTCTTTCTCGCCACAACTTCATAATTATTTCGTATGTAGGTAGTAAATTTTTGACATACTTCTTATTTGACTTATCTGCAATCTCTTTCAGCGTTTTTAGATTTCCTTCAATTATCGCATCAATGTCAATCTCTATCTTATTTTTTATTTTTATTCCGTAAATACAGGTCAGTAATTTTACTGCTTCACCAAATGTTTTATTTGTGATAGAGGTTATCATGTCTATAATATCATATCTTTTTGTTGTACTGTTATCATATAAAAAATAATTATTCTCTTTATCTTTATAAATTACGCATGAAGGATGATTGTCTTTGTGAAATGGTGATTTGAAATTTTTATTGATTTTTACTGTGATATTTAAGAAATCTCTGATATCTAATTGTTTCAACATCTGTAAAGCATATCCATACGGTAATTCTATGTTGTATTTCGGTAGATAATCAAAATAAGATATATCTTCATTTTTTACTGCATCTGTAAATTCTGTTGATATTACTTGCTTTTTTACTGATTCAACATTTTCTCTATCTATTCTATATTTAGTTAAGGTATTGTTATGTACGCACTTTTTTTGTGCGAAATATTTATTTAGTGTTGATACTTTATATCTTAGATTCTTGACATATATTATTTTAATTCTATAAGGCTCTGAATCTGATTTGATATGTAATGTATTTGGTACTCTAAGAACCCGAGAAGCATCTTTTACGGTTATATCAATATCTTTGGTAACATTATCATGAATGTATTCCCACATTATTTTTTCTGTTGATTTCCATTCGTTTAATGTTATATCACGGTTACAAATAGCATAATATAAATGATATCCATTTTTGGTAGATATTAAAGCATTTGGCATGAGTGGAAGATGTTTCATTGATTTCAAAAATTGAATCTTTTTATATTTTAATTCATCTTCTGATAGATGTTTGCCATCTATCTTAAAATCTACATCGAAATAAAACGCGTTGAATTTTTTGATATCTGATTCTTTGCGTTGCTCCTGTTCTTTATACCAACAAATAGTTTTACCAGATTTTTTATATGTTCTATACCCACTGATTTCTTTTATATCAGCTTCGTTGACTGTAAACCATGCGTTGATTTGCAACTTCTTTTTATTGTAAATGTGGGATATTGGATTTGTTGCTTGTCCAAATTTTCCTCTCCACACATGGTAATATGCGGTTGTATATATGTTTTTGTTCAGCAATTTGAAAAAACGCTTTGTTTGATTCGTAATCATGTATTACACCTCTTGTAAACAGAATACATTCATCCATCTACTTTATTATATTATTTTTCAGTTCTTTCTTCTCAGAGATGTAATACATTGAAATTCGCTAATTATTTCTCAACCTCAACATTTTCTCTATCTATTCTATATTTAGTTAAGGTATTGTTATGTACGCACTTTATAAATAATATTAAGTTACACGCCGTTGAAATTATAGTACATCTGTTTTGCATTGTCATTTGGGAATGCTAAACACAGTTTATGTAATTCTGTGGAATACATCTGCATTGTTTTACCGTTACAGATTTTACTAAACAATGATATCCAACCAACCATACAAAACGATTTCAATTCATCCACCTGCGCTAAATTATAGCCGTTCGTGGCGAATATCCGCGTTAAAGGATGTTTGTACATGGATTCATCCATCGGCGTGTCATATAGCGTATAGTCGCGCAATGCGGCGATAATATGCGCGGTGACATATTTCCCCCACGTCCCTTGACGCATTTCCCTAATCGACCGCAATTTACTATATCGGCTTTGCTTACAATCGACATACAACAGATATTCCCACAGGGATTCATTCAGTTGTTGAAGTATACGTTTAGTGTCGCCGTCCGCGTGTTCTGTACGCGCTATCAGCGCATCTAGCCCATACATCACGAGAAAGTGTACATAGGCGAATGCACGCGGATTTTTGGCGAAAAAGTTTAGTGCGTGGCAGTTAGTTTTCTTCATAGCATCACCTTCTCACGCTGTCACAGCGATGTTCTTAGGCTTGTTCTTGCTTCCGAGAGGTCTGCCACGCTTACGCTTGGGCATCGGCTGAACATCAACCTGTTGAACCTCATTGACTTTTGGAATATCAGCCTTCAGAGCCTTAGGCTTTCGCGTGTACTTACGTTTTTGCCGATAGTTTGTCAATCCGCGTTCTTCGTGCCACGCTCTATCGTAGTCCGCATATTCCTGATAATTGTCGAACGTAAGATAGTCGCCGAGATAATCCACATGGATTTTTTTCATGTCAATTTTGTAATTTGCGCGTTCTATCGTCGCAGTTGCCTTATTTTCGTTAAAATTTCGACATTTCGACCGCGTGTCAAGCATGGCGTTCTTCAGCATCGCGAGACGTGCCGCTTTACGCGGTGCTGTGCGCGTTCCTGTGAGCCGTTCTGTATATTCGCGGCTGTGCTTTGCGGCTAGATATTTACTGCGTGCAATGGATTTTTCGAGGTTGAGCGTACGGCGATATAGCCGCAACACTTTACGCATGAGCACCAATCCGCGCTTCTCCGCCGCATAAGTTGACATCTTTTTAATGTTGTCTACTACATCCCAATCAACCAGATTCTTGTCTATTGTAAGTACAATCGTTTTTCCGTCAATCTGCAACGCTGTTTCACATTTGCCGCCGTGCAACTTTTCAATAAGTGCCATTGCAGTATGAAGATTTTTCGTCACTTCCTTCAGCTCATCTTCTTTTTTCACTTTGTGTTTGGTATAATCCGTGATTTGCGTTCGTAGTTTCTGCATCCGTTCATCTGCTACATTCCAAATTTCTTTTTTTCGTCCAACATTCTTCTTCATCATGATGTTTCATCCTTCCTGCTCGTTCGAGCAATTCATTTTGTTATTTGTTTATATTTTAACACAAATTAAACCAATGTCAATATCAGATTAAAAAAAATTATGAGACTGGTTAGATATGGTTAAATTATAGTTTTAACCAATAATTACAAGGGGTTTTACCGTTCACATTTAATTATCGGAATATTACTTCTTTTTATTTTGTAACAAAAAAAAAGAACTGTGCGTTTACATCACAGTTCTTTGTCATTTCGTTTATTCGTTGTTTTAGTTGTTTGATTCTTCGTCTTGCTTTTGCTTCAACACCAACTCTTTAATTAACGCCGAAATATCTTCAACACCTTCTTTCTGTAAGAATGCCATAGTTTCTACATCCAACTTGACACTTGCGCCACGTCCAACGTTGGGATTGTCACGCTTAAATTCCAACGCCGCAATGATTTCTTCTTCCTTTTTTGCTAAACGCTGATATTTCGCTAACTTCTCCTTCGCGTCCGCAATTCGTTCATCAATGGAACGAACAACACGCTGTTTGCGTTCCTTCTTTTCCTCTTTTGCCATGATTGAATCATCCTTTCTTTTAATCCGTAGTTGATTTATGTTTATATGGTAACTCGTTTTATAAAAAGAGTCAAGTGGTTTTTGATAAAATAAAAAGAAGCGAAATTGAATCCACTTCTAAAATATGTTTATTTCGTTTTCTCCTCTCCATATAACCTTGTCATGCCTTGCTTTGTAACCAACCAAACGCCGCCGCTTTTGCGACATTCATCAGTGATTAGCCGTGGAGGTCTGCCTTGAATCCCTGTACATAAATGTTTGACCGAAATATTTGATTTCCCCCATCGTTCAGCCGCTTCGGCGGTTGTCATTATTTCGTTAAACGCATATAGTATTTTATCGTTGCCCATATTCCAATTACACCTCCAACAAGAAACGATTTGATGTGTTCCCATTCCCAATTTAGATGTACTAGCAAACCAATGGTAACGACAACAAATATAATGTCCAAAATTCTTTGTTTCGTCATTTGCTATATCCTCCCGTATCTATTATAATATGAAGGTGCAAGGGACTTTTTATCGTCCCTCGCTTTCCTTCAGCCTAGCCGCTATTTCTGCTTGTCACGGCGTTTGCGGTTAGGCTTTTTCTTTTTCTTCTTTTTCTTGTCACCACCTTTCTTTTTGTTCCCTTTTGCCGTAATGACTAGCATCGCAATGTCTACGGCTAGACTTACAGCAAATTCTACATCCTCTTTGTCGATTTCCATTTTATCACCTCCCTTTCAATGATTATATTATAACCTAAAAGGGTTATTTTGTCAATGGATTTTTTGCTGTCCCACATCCCTTATTTCCCAACGAAATAACAAAACACCTTCTAAAACGCCGTAGAATCGTTTTTAAGGTATGCTATATTTAACCCATATAAAACTATCCAACTGATAGTGTTTGAGCAGTCCTAGGGCATATTCTGACGGTTGTTTGAATGTGTCTGTTGAAAAATGTCAAGTGATATTTTATGAAATCAGATGTATTTAGTTTAGATGTGGAAAATTGGATGTAAAATTTTTTGATTTGAGAAATTATTTTTGTTGTTTGCTATATACTAATAATGAAGGCATTTGATGAACCATTTAGCAAGGCATTTGATTACCCATTTAAAAACAATTTTCCCGTAAAATATTTGTGGCAGTAAGGGATAACATAGACGATGTTCACACTTTTGTTCTCATGTTTGTTCTCGCGGATGTTCACAGATATGTTCACAGATATGTTCACAAAATAAGGAGCGTGTTTAATATGGCAACGAAAAGAAAAATTAAATGTATAGAATTAAATAAGGTGTTTGATTCTGTTCAAGAAGCAAGCAAAGAATTAAATATAAGCAAGTCTTTAATATCAATGTGTATTAACAAAAAACGCGACACGGCGAACGGCTATCACTTTACAAAAGTTAAAGGTAAGCACAAAAAAGAATTGAATATGTTCACACCTATTTCGGATACCATTTCAAAACAATTTTCAGTGCAAACCGTTGATACACAAGGCGAAAGTGATAGCGATGTTCACACAAATGTTCACGCAGATGTTCACACTAATTCTGTGAACGTAACGGAAAAATCTGTTGAATCGGATTTCGTCGAATCAGAATATCTTGACACAATAGCTTTTCTTCTAAAAGAATACTGCAACTATCGCGCAATGACGATGAAGAAGAAAGATGAATTTTTCGCTATGAAGGTTAAATATGATGAATACGCGGCACTAAACAATAAATATATAGCTTTGCAATTAGAAAATAAGCAACTGCAACAACAATATAATAAATTGCAAGCGCAACAATTAAATAACCATCCGCAATCAAATGATGAACTACGCGCAGAATTTGATAAAATCCTAGAAGAAAAGCGGGCTAAATGGGAAAACTTGGTTGAAATGTATGAAAGTGTATGTAATGAAAGAGACGGATTGACAGAACGAATTCAAATAATCATCAACGCCCCAGAATATAAATCGTTCGCTGAACGAGAAAGCAGAGAAGGACGTGAACGTGCTAAAAAAGAAAAAGAAGCGTGGAATAATATAGATAACATAAATGATGAATTTAGTATGTTTGAATCCGCTCCCAGACGGCGAACGATAACAGATTATGAAGATGAACGCTTAGGATAATGGCATAAAAAAAGAGTAGGCGAAATACCTGCTCTTTTTGATTTATATTAAAGATGTATACATAAAAAAATAAGGCAGAATACTGAATTTCTGCCTTAAAATTATCGTCGAAATATTCTGTCGTCAACCAGTTTGCAAAAATGTAAACCAGTATGTTTTTTGAAAACCCAGTAATTTCAAGGCTTCCGCGTTCTCTGCGTCTGCCAATTCCGCCACTTCGGCATGGATTAATTCGTTTCGTATTATAGCATTGTGCAGACGGATTTGTCAAACG